CTTAAAAAGTTCGATGAAATTACCTAACTGGCAGCACAATTCGGGCAAAGAACCGAAGCGAACGCTTAAACCTCAAGCGTTGCGTAGTGCAAGAGAAAGACGTAGACAATTAAAAAAGCGTCTACTTATGACCTCTTCCCCACGGAAGGGGTTTTATAATGTGTATAACAAGTTAAAAAGTCCATGTCTGTCAATTTAGAAATCAAAGGAACTCTAGCAAAACTACTTGCTACAGAAGATCTAATCATCGAGAATAAACAAGTAGAGACAGCATGCTTTAATGTACAGACTCGTGTACTAACACTTCCTATGTGGGAACGAGCAGATGAGATTGTTTATGATATGTTGGTTGGTCATGAAGTAGGACATGCACTATTCACACCTAATAGAGATCCAAAAAAAGGTATTCCTCAGTCATTTATTAATGTTACAGAAGATGCTCGTATTGAGAAGTTAATGAAGCGTAAGTATCTTGGACTTGGAAGGACTTTTTATAATGCATATCAAACAATGTTCCAAGATGATTTCTTTGAATTGGATGGTGAGGATATTGATGCACTTAGTCTTGCTGATAAAATAAATCTACACTATAAAGTTGGTGCATTTTTGGCAATAACATTTAACGAAGAAGAGCAAAAGATTGTTGAACTTGTTGGTGATGCTGAGACTTTTGAAGATGCAGAAAATGCAGCAGAGATTCTATACAAGTATTGTAAAGATCATCAGGAAGATACTGAAGATGAAGGTGAGAAAATAAGTATAGAATCAATGTCTCTTGAATCAGAGATTGAAAAGTTTGAAAAGGAGAAGGAAGAAAAGACAGGTGATTCTGGAGAAGATAGTGGTGAGAATAAACAAGAGGAAGGAGATGCAAAAGAAGGTCGTCCTGACCTAGGTAAAGATGATACGGAGTATCCTTTAGAAGATCTTAGTGAAGGTAGAGGAAAGGAATCAGATCAAAAACCAGAAGAAAAAGTGGAGGCTTTGCTGGAACAAATGAGTAGTGGTGCTTCTTTACAAAATACTGAAGGGGAACCACGAGTTCAAACTGATGATATGCTAAAGCAAAAGATTAGAGATCTTATATCAAATGATGCAATGCCTAATGAGTATCTTGAAATACCTGATGTAAATCTTGATACTATTATTAATTCTAACGAAGAAGTTCATTCTTATATTAAAAAGGAATGGGCAGTTTGGGAAGAAGCAGTAAAAAAAGAAAATGAAGATTTGGGTATAAGTCAAAGAGACAGTTATTTTAGAAATCCACAGATAACTTTTGAATCTGTAGATAAGGAATTTGTAAAATTAAAGAATGATTCTAAAAAAGCAGTTAACTATCTTGTTAAAGAATTTGAGATGAAGAAAGCAGCATCTGCATATGCTCGTGCTGCTACCTCTAAGACTGGTGTATTAGATACAGGTAAACTTCACACATATAAGTTTAATGATGACCTATTCAAAAAGGTTACAACATTCCAAGAAGGTCAAAGTCATGGACTAATATTCATACTTGATTGGTCTGGATCTATGAATAATGTTTTGAGAGATACTTTAAAACAACTATACAATCTAATTTGGTTTTGTAAAAAGGTTAATATTCCATTCAAGGTATATGCTTTTACATATGAGTACAATCGTCTTGAGTATGATCCTATTACTCATAGACCAATAGAGGTTAAATCTCATTACACTCCAGAAGATGGGCAACTTGTAGTTGAAGATAGATTTAGTTTGATGGAGTTCTTTACTAGCAATAGTCGTCCTAAGGATTTAGAAGAACAGATGAAAAATATTTGGAGAATTGCTTGTGCCTTTAGAGAATATGGAACATACCCAATTCCACCTAGGATGAATCTATCTGGAACACCATTGAATGAGACTGTAATTGCTCTCAATAAAATTATTCCACTATTCCAAAAAGAGTGTGGAATGGAGAAGGTACAATGTGTGATTTTGACTGATGGTGAGACACATCATTTGCCACGTCATAAGTTAGTTCAAAGACATTGGGAACCAGAACCATTCATGGGTCAAAATAATCTTAATGCCCATAGAGATTATCTTCGCAATCGTAAGACTGGTAGAACTTATAAGGTTCCACCTCGTTATCATGAGTTTACTCAACTCTTACTTAAGTATGTTAATGACATCCATCCTAATGTTAATTTTATTGGTATTAGAGTTATGCCTAGTAGGGATGCTAATTACTTCATTAATCGTTATTGTGGTTATGATGGAGCAGACTTTGATAAAGCAAAAAAACAATGGAAGAAGTTTAAGAGTTGTTCTCTTCCAGTAGATGGATATAAAAAATATATTGGAATGTCAAGTGGTGCTATGGCATCAGATGATATGGAATATGTTGTTCCAGAACAAGCAACAAAGTCTCAATTAAAGAGTTATTTCAACCGTTCTCTTAAGGATAAGCAACTAAATAAGAAGGTACTTAGTGAGTTTGTAGAACTCATAGCATAATGCTTACTCGAAAGGAATGGGATATGATTGCTAGGTGTGTGCATTGTCACCCACCTAGCATTACTACTGAAGAGGCAAACGATCTTATAAAAAAACTAGCTGAGACAGTTGAAAAACTGGAACAGTTAAAAGGGTTAAGTATTAAATAGCGTATATAATATAATTATTGAACAACATCATTACATTATGGCCTTTGAAATTAAAATGACTAAAGAACAAGTCATTGATGGTTTAAAAACCGATTATGGTACAGAGATTACCACTAACGACATTAAAGTATTTTGCGTTAAGAATGATATTGGTTATCAAACTGTCACCAAAAAAATTCAAGAATTTAAAGTTACCAAAGGCAAATGGAATTTGGAAGTAACTACTCAAGTTGTTGAAGATCTAAATCAATCTTATCAAGCACCAGCAGCAATGCCAGCAGTCGAGCAAAATTTAATTCCTGATAAGGATGCTACATTCGTTAAGTTTGGACCCTTTACAGATGTAAAGAAAATTATTCAGTCCAAACTATTTTACCCATCTTTTATTACTGGACTATCTGGTAATGGTAAAACATTCAGCGTCGAACAGGCGTGTGCTCAATTAGGAAGGGAGTTAATTCGTGTCAACATCACAATCGAAACGGACGAAGATGATCTCATTGGTGGTTTCCGTCTTATTAATGGCAGTACTGTTTGGCACAACGGTCCTGTTATCGAAGCACTACAAAGAGGGGCAGTCCTGCTTTTGGACGAAGTTGATCTTGCCTCTAACAAGATCTTGTGCCTCCAGTCAATCCTAGAAGGTAAGGGAGTATTCGTTAAAAAGATTGGTAAGTTTATCAAACCTGCTAATGGATTTAACGTAATCGCTACTGCTAATACCAAAGGTAAGGGATCTGAGGATGGAAGATTTATTGGAACTAATGTTCTTAATGAAGCATTCTTGGAGAGATTCTGTGTAACCTTTGAGCAACAGTATCCTAATCCTGTTACTGAGCATAAGATCCTTACTGCAAAGGCAGTAGAAGTTGGTATCCAACTATTAGATACTAGAGAACCATGTGAGAATACTGTGTTCTGTAAGCGTCTTGTAGACTGGGCAGACATCATCCGTAAGACATTCTTTGATGGTGGTATAGATGAAGTTATATCAACTCGTCGTTTGACACACATCATTAGAGCGTATAGTATCTTTAATAACAAAGAGAAAGCAATCAAGATGTGTCTTAATAGGTTTGATGATGAGACCAAGCAGTCCTTCATGGAACTCTATGACAAAGTTGATCCTGATTTTGTACCAGCAGAAAATGGACAAGAAGAGGAATCCTTGGTATAATATTAGGAGAAAAGTATGACTTCTACTATGGGTGACGAGAATAGAGTGACACCTCAAGAGAGTGATGAGTATGATCCAAAACCTGAATCAACTACCATCACTCCTCAAGAGAGTGATGAGTATGATCTGATTAATCCTGAACCAAAGCATTCTAAGTATTGGTATGATTATGATCGGAATGGTGATATGCCAAATCCATTCCCTACTGATCCTCTAGCAGATAATGATGATCAAATAGCACATCATATTAATCTTGATTATGCTAGTGCAGTTGACTTCCAAGTAGATAACATGGTTGGGGCAGCAGAGGAGATCAAAATTGATACTGGTATTGGTTCTGATGTTGTTACTTTTGGAGCAGTACCAGATTGGGGTGATGATATCAGTATTACTGGTAATCCCCTTGCTTCTCCAGATACTATAACATTTGCTGATGCTCATGATCCAAAACCTACACCAAATCTTGACTTTAAATCTCAAAAGTATCAAGAAGATTTAGGTATTGCAGATCTTAAAGATTACGTTGCTTCTACTTATAGAGGTCATTACACAAACAAAAATTCAGATACTCAAACTCTTGATCTTATTCACTCTGTAGGTGATGCAGAATCATTCTGTCGATCTAATGCAATTAAGTATTTGAGTCGCTATGATAAGAAGGGGACTGCAAAGCAAGACATCCTAAAAGCAATGCATTATTGCTTACTCCTTTATTACTT